TCGGATTTAATTGTATGAATTTAACTTTACGCCCCTTCTTATTCATCAACTTCTGTTTGGCCAGCAATTGTTTACCGGTTTGTGGTTCCTCAGTAAACTCGATTATACGTGTGCCCGCACTACCATCATCAAATGTATCTTCCATCTCAATCCTCTTATAGAGATTCTGTAACTCACCTCGGTATTTATTGGCTTTCACATCCTCAGCTTTTGTCCAATGATGTTGAATATTATGTAACCGTATCCATGCTAACGCTTTCTCGAAGTTAATAGCTCCATGTATAGCCAATCCAAGCTTCTGCATACTTTGTTTCTGCAACATAACAGTCTCAGTTGCAGTCTGTTGACCTTCCGGACTCTGACCTTGCATGACCGAACTGACACTCTTCTCATCAATCGTACTCTTCACATAACTCAACATATTAAACTCAGCTTGTGTGACTCCTTGATTAGTACCAATCTCACCCAACTGATTAGGATCAAGATCATTGGTAATACGCCCAGGCATGAATACACGATCTGTTAAATGTCTACCAGAATTGTTGGCCAGTGGTGGCTTAACACTCTTTTGCGTTTTCACAATATACATCCTATACATCTCATCCATCATAGCTTGATCTACCTTCGTTTTAGCTGAAATCCCTTTTGAGTAGAAGAAATGACGTGTAATAGGAAACAACGAAAATCTAGCTATCGGGTATTCGTTTGCACCTGTCAATGCTTCCAGTGGAAATCCTACTGGTAACATCACAACACCATTCAACATAATATTAAATTCGTTCTTAGGTTTATCGTAATACTTAATCACTTCAACGAACCCCGGTTTATTCTCTTCCAGTGTCCAATCATGGAACTCAACATCTCCTTCGCCAATATGTGCTGTCAATGTATTAACCTTGGCTGGTACATTCTCCCAGCGTTTCCATTCACTAAATAACTGTTCACACTCTTCGTAAGTCTTAAGCTCTCTCGTGAAAATATAAGGCTGTGAGTGCATATAGAAATCCCTTATATTCCCAGGGTAGAAATTAAGACCTGAGATTAGATTGCTTTTAATCTCTCTATAAATGCGTGCATCTTCTTCTTCACTCCATACCTTCTTCAACTGTATGGCCTCATCCCAATCATCAGCAGTCAACCGTTTACCAACCTCCGAATACTCAACCAATACATCCTCAACAAAACAATCACCTTGTACAGCAGCTTCTTGGTAAAAGAGAATCTTCTTAGCATCATAATCAGGAGTTTCGATCTTGCGACTCTTCTTGACCATAGCTTCCATGTTCTCACCCAATTCACGTACCTCACGATTATCTCTGTCATATGCCATTACATTAGGCTCCAAGTTATACCCTAACAAAGCTGATGTGAACGTATCGACCTTCTCTTTAGTCGTACCAGCTTTAATCCGTACATCTTCAATGTTACGCTTAGGCTCAATATACGTATTCCCAGCCTTGGCATTCGTTTCCCAGTAATCAACATAATTCATCTCATCAAACTCAGCATGTTCTTGATCACGTGCATCTCGTGACTTCTCCAGTCGCATAATTAAAAAACCCCTATACGCTAATTCATCATCAGAATAATCGGGGACTTCAACTTCTGGATACTCATAATCCTGTTTTTTTCCTCCTTTTTTAGCCATCAATACTTTAAGTACCATAAAATATGTTTTATTGCAACCCTTTTCTTATTCCAGTACCACTTATATCCCTAACATCATCTGGTGGTGTGTGTTCAATTACATCATATCCAACGTTACGTCCATACTCAATACTCTCAATGTCCGGAATAATGCTGATGATTACTTTGCCACCCTCAACTAAATCTTTCAATTCCAACTCAAGTTCTTGGAATACTTGTATAGCTTTCTTAGGATTCTTCTTGCTTCTTTGACGCACATTGCGAATCGCTACCCATACCTTCTTGCCTTTGTTAATGGCTTGATCGATCAACCATCTATGACCTTCATGCCAATTCTGCCATCTGCCTATAAATAATGCGTATTTCATATTACGTGGTGATTAGATCACTGCGAATTTATCGAAATCTGTAACAATCTCCTCCTCATGATACTCTTTCTTGACGGACAATGCTGCATATCGTGTCATGTCTGCACAATGTGAACTCCAATCGTGCATCGGTTGTTGCTTAAACACTTTCTTCTCACGATCATATTCACGATGGTAATTCTCTAACGCCCGTACCCATTGCTTGCACTTCTCCTGATCGAACCAAAATCTAGGGAACAATCTTCTCACCTCCTGTATACCATTGCCTATCGTGGTCTTCTGCACAATCTTAGTTCTAAACCCTGCCTCTTTGAACTGTTGCTCAATCGTCTTGGGACTCTCTAATCGTTTGTGCGTAGCATCATGCGGTAAGTACATCGTACCATAATCATACGGTTTAGCTCTAAGCATTCTCACATAATGCGCCACTTCTTTACCATGTGCTTCATAGTAATCTATGAAACGTATCTCTTGCCCTACTTGCTGCCTGAATCCAATTGCTGTGTCATCCGTTTTACCCAGATCTAATATCACATCAACCTCCCTTAGCTTCTCCCATGCTACATTGCATATCCTGTCTTGATCTCGTGCTTCGTTTACTTGTTTTGCGTAGTATGCACCCAAGGCCCCAATATCAAATGAACAGTAATACTCCTGTTGGATCATCTCTTCTTCTTTGCCTTCCAATCGTTCTTGCTGAATCTCTTCCTCGCTCACAACTCCAGTATCTTCAACCGTAAGTAACTCACAAAACCAATTAGGGTTATCTTTAGCCATTGTATACATATCATAAAAATGATTCTTACCATTAGGGGTTGAGTTGAATACAGCCCACCCTTTATTGACACGGAGTATCGGCGTAACCACCTCCCATGCCATAGGATTCTGAAATGCATACTCACTGAACACACAGCCTCTCGGGTTAGTACCACGTATCGTATCGAATCTATCAGTACCAACCAACTGCACAATGCTGCCATTCTTTAACGTGAGCTTCATCTCAGTAGCATTGCTGTGCTCTAAAATATCCGGATGTATATAATCCAAGAACTTGAATCCATCGTTATTGATCCCATCCCATAGTATCTTACGGGCTTGTGTGTACTCAGGTAATAAATAGAAATATATCCCCACTTCCTCAAAAGCTCTGCGAATCATATAATTCCATAACGTCACATCTTTACCAGCACGGCGGTGCCAAGTTGTACAAGCACGCTTCACTCCACTGTCCAACGCTTCTAACAATGGCAACTGGTAATCTCTAGGTTTAAAGTTATAAGGTAAATCTATTTCTTAAGTTTGTTAGTAGTTCTTGCACTGCATCATGTAATGGCATGGCTTCCTCCACCTCCTCAATCACCTCTCTTCTAGCGTTTTGTTCTACTTCCTTTATAAAAGGGCTTATTTGAGCCAGTAAATCGTTCACATCTACTGTGTAACCTGCCCCATGATGCTCGTCAGCAAGCCTGTAATTCACATCAGATTTGTTGATCCATGCAAGTAATGTCCTTCTTAACTCCTCTCTCCAATTAGTTTTCATGTGTGTTTTGGGTTAAAGATCGAAATTAACTCCATACTCTACAATGTTTTTCTTCATATAGCTGTCAGCTTCTTTTACTGCTTCCTCCAGTGTATCAAGCTCTTGAGACCAACTCATGCAACCACTACTCGCATTGCACTCCTGAAGATTGTATTTGCCATCACCCCTCTTAGAAATAATTAACAAGTTGTCTGCTGACATAATTTATTTTGGGTTACAATTAGGACATAAGTACCCGCCTTTTCTCCTTTCCATCGCCCAGTCACATTTATCACAGTACCAAGTACCATGTTTTTTAATGTGGTTCTCCAGTACCTCCACCCTCTTCTTAAGAGCTTCGTTTTCGGAGGCCAGGTCGTTGAAAGCAGTTTGAATCGCATAATGTAATTCAGGTGTGTAAACCAAGTCACAGTCCAGAGTGATCGGAAGTTTTATTTCAAACCCTACATAATCTTCAAATCTTTTCATGGTGTTTTAGTTAGAATACTTGAGTGTAGGGAGGCAGGGATTTGACTAGGGCATGCGCCGAGTAGGGATGCACACAAGTCCAGTTATACTCTCGTTTGTACCTAGTATAGTCACCCTGCTAGGGCAGCATCACAGATGCCAGGACAAGATACGATTCCTGCGGATACTATTCCGCCACTCCCTACGCTCGAATATTCTAAGTTGTCAATTACTTTTGATTAAGTTTTTCATAATTATTTAGTTAGTAATTTCTCTAGGTTTTGTTTGACTTCTTTCAAGCACTCATTCCACGTCCATATGCTGCTACCAGACTCTATCTTGCCAATAAGCTCTCCCATTCTCTCCCCAGGCAACGCCTCTATACACTCCTGGATTGCTTGCTGGCGACCAGCTTCATAGGCTTTTTTGATTTTGTCTTCAAACCAATCCCAGTGGTTTTTGTTCTTCCAATTACCACCTGGGAATGTGAAATCCTCATATCCAGCAGTACTGAACCAATATTCTTCAAGCTCACTCAGTATTTGCTCTAATGTTGTCATGGGGTTAAGTGGTTAGTTAGTAGAAACCCTAGTGGTTAAAATTCTTGTAGCCCCTCTGTCATTTTTTCAACCCAACAAGCAAAACAAAATTTCTTTTTAAACTCTATATCATATTCACCATCAGAATTGTCAATAGAAAACTCTACATACGACACCTCCCCATGTTTTTTGCAGTTGATTGGAGGATCTTTTTCCTCCCCTGGTTTGTGCTTTATCATAGTTGCTTGTGGTTAAGTTCTAAATATAAATTAGCTACTGCTTCCTCTTTTAAAGTACTATTACGAATCCTCGCTCCTTGAACATCTTCTCTTCCTTCTTA